ACAACTGTATCTTTATGGAGCAAGATTAAATATTTCAGACAAGTGTTTGGTAATGAATTAGGTTTTGATACATCAGTATTTGAACAAGAAGATTATTACATTGCAAAGTGTAAAGTCCTAGCCTATGATCCTGAGAGAGTGTTAGCCACAGGACATTACAAACAATTTAAAAAGAAGAACGGAACTTACATACAAGGTGCTTTGCCTATGGCTGAAAGTTTCGCAATATCCAGGAGCTTGAGTTTTCTTGGTGTGTTGGATAAAGATATAACCTCCCTCGAAGAGCTAACATCTTTAAACATACCGACAGCCAAGGAAACTAAAGACCCTTCAAGTACGAAGGGTACACCCGTCAATAAAATTGTAGAGGAGTTAAAGAAAGCTCCACATGAAACAAGATTAAATCATCTTCGTTATCATGTGTATGCACCTACATTTAATGACACACAAAAAAATCATCCAAGAGATTTTAAACTGCTAGACAATGCGTTTAAATCTAGGATGAACTTAATAACTAAACAGGAGAAAATATAGAATATGGATAAAATCTATATAAAGTTGATCCCAAATGCTGACAAACAGCCAGGCGATAATCGACCTAGCTTTGTAGCACCGATCAACCCTAAGTCACCTCCAGGTAAGACATGGAGATTGTCTGCCAACGTCAATGGTGTTTGGTATAACCAAGCTGCCTTTGATGATACAGAGGAAGATGGAACACCGACTGGTGGTTTGAATGTTGTATTAACACCACAAGATAATACACAATCAGGACCAACTGGAGGGGGTAAGCAGCAGTCTTTCACAGGTTATAAAAAACCTTTCAAAAGAACTGGAACTTATGGTAGTAATCAAAGAAGATCATACTAATCTACGAGAACTATGATCTCTGCTTTGAGGCGAGGTTTTAGCCATCCCCTTGGCTTCCTTTCAATCGTTGTTTTTCCTCGCCTCTTAGCTAAGTAACTTTATGAATAAAAAGAATTTAGAGAAACAAATTGGTGGATCACATTATAAGGACAACTTTAAAATCCAACCCATTGAATACATACAAGCTAATCGTATGCAATTTGCCGAGGGATGTGTTGTGAAATACGTTTCGAGACACTCGTTTAAAAACGGAAAAGAGGATATACTAAAAGCCATACAAAACCTAGAATTTATATTGGAGAGAGACTATAATGATTGACAAAATGGCTAAAAATATTGTAAGATACAAACATGGCAACGCAAACTTTACTTACATAGAAAAGTTTGATGATGCTGAGAAGGCTGCCAATCCTTCAAGTGAAGGCGAGTTGGTAGAAGTGAAAGTCAATGAGATTAAATGGGACTTTACAAAAGTGAAGGAGGAAAATGGTCGACAACCAAATGGTGGAGATCAAGCAAGACCTGCAAAAGACGAGGGACTTACAAAGAAAGAAAAGTAAATTGTATGTCAGACATTTGCAGAGAGCTAATAAATTGAAGGCAGAAAGTTATAACCTTCATTTAAAAGTTGCTGATCTTACAGACAAACTAATGAGAGCCTAGCTCTTATTAAAAAATAAAAACAACTAGAAAAAGTTGGTAACAACTAAAAGGGGACTATGCACTTTGAACAAATACAAAAGAAAAAGAAACAAATAAAACTAGGCATGAAAGCTATCATGTTTAGAGAACTATCACCAAGAGAACTACAAATATACAGAACAGGATTTAAGAATGGCTATCGATTAGCTGAGACACATCTTGTCTATAAGAGCCAAGCACTCATTGATAAATATAAGATGAAAGAGGATCGAGAAAGAATAAAAAAAGAAACAGAGTATCATCCTCCTGTTGGCTATGACATATTTAATAAAATATTAGCCACAGTATCAAAGCACTTCAATGTATCTGCTGATCTTATTATGAGTAGAAGAAGATTAAATTATATGGTTAAGCCAAGATCTGTAATTATAAATTATATTTTAGAACACTATAAAATCTCTACACCGAAATTAGGAGATTTTTTTAGTTTCGATCATTCCACAATTATACATCACAGACGACAGAAAGTTAGACAGACAGGTATGTGGAAACCTTTAGAATTTATTTGGAAAGATTACGAGATTGTTAAAAAAGAATTGGCTAAGTCCTCGCATAGTTAGGTTTTTTACCTGTACGAGTTCTTCTTTCTGCTCTTTGTTTTCTTGATACAGCTGCACGTCTTTGACTTGGTGACATAGCTCTTGCTTTAGATAAAGGTACACACTTAGGATAGTTTCTTCTCTTCTCACCACCACTACGACCACACTTAGGAAAGCCACCACCTTTCTTTGGGTTTGCAATATCAACCCAGTTAGCTCTGACCCATGATCGTAAACCTTTTGACATTATCTTTTCTTTTTTCTTTTAGGTTTGATTCTACCTGAACATACACCAGCAGCGTACATATTGGCATACGCTGATGGGTATACTTTAAACTTACGCTTTGCAGCGGCTTTACCTTTTGCACAAAGTTTAGCCATTTCTTTTTCTTCCTCTGAGTTTGGCAAAGTCTGCTCTTGTAATCTTGTCCCTAGGGAATGCTACACGAGCTATCTTCATCTGCTTTGCAGTATATTTTTTCTTACCTTTTTTCTTTGGCATTATTTTTTCTTTTTACCTTTTTTGCCTTTAGCTTTTTTAGCCATAGGCTTTTTCATTTTCTTTCCGTAGTGTCCTGGCATTGTTTGCTCCTATTGTTATATATTTATCGAAACAGCTTTGTGTGTTTTCACCATAGTGTTCACAAAAATGTTTCTTCTCTGCATTTATAATCCATCCACCCTCGTTACTCAAGAGCTGTCTTTTACACATAAGACAATACCCACAAACGATAGTGATGTTTTTACGAGACCAAGTTTTTTTCTTTACCATTTTTTGCATGACCAATAACGAGCAGTGAGTTTGTTTGTTGCAGTAGCACATCTATGTCTAGCTCTGAAAGATTTACGAGCTTTGGGATTTGCTTTACGGATAGCCATTTTTGCATCTCCGTATCTAATCAATCTAACTTTGTTACCTGACTTTGCAAGAACAGCAAACTTCTTAGTTTTAGTTCTATCATTCTTAGGTTTATTGTAACCTGCAAATCTCTCACCTCTGTATGTTATAGCCATGATTTCATTCTATACTCTTTGAAATAATTTACAACTTTCCATTTATCTTTTTTCTTGAAGTGTTTTTTAAGTGCATACTTTGTGGCTTCTTTTTCTGTGTCCCATATCTCATTTGTGAACAACTCCCATTTATCGTTCCTCATCCAAATGATACAGTACACTATTTTAGTATGAGTGCTTTGATAGATTTAGATCCATCAATATTAGTTTCAAGTTCTGCTTCAGATTTAATACATTTATAATCTATATTATCTTTGACTTGTCTTGTGGCTTCACGTTTATGTTTTAAACATACAGACATAGATTCTTGTATTCTGTGTTCCTTAATATCAGGACCAACAAACATAAGTAAAGCTATAACTGTTTCAACCATTAATGACCATTTCCATTTCTAATTAACTTCTCAACATCAACTTGTAGTTTTTGTACTTGTTCTTTTAAGAACTCAATATTAACTTTGTTAGTCATATTCTGTTCTTGGTTTTCAATTAACTTCTCTACATCTTTAAACACTGATTCCAATAACATATATTGTTCTTGGTCAGTTGGTTTCTGTTCTGATTTTTTTAATAAGTCTGCGTTAAATAATTCTCTTGATGTTTCTAAAGAGGTAAGTCTAGCAGTAACTTCAGTGTAAGCAAAGACACCCATGGCTACAGCGATGACAATACCGACCATGTTTTTAATTGGCATTGCTACATTTGTATTCTCACTAACTTTCATTGTGGTTCTTTTCCTCCGCAAATATAACCTATAACTTTTTTATCTTGGTACTTGTAATAGTAATGATTTGATAGAAAGGTCTTTTTCCTCTTCTCATATACTACTACGTTAGTATTAAACCAACTACTGCAACTTGTAAATATCTCAAATGTCTCCTGTTTGATGTCTCCACCAAAAGTTAAATATAATAGCGTAATCATTATGGGTTTCATCGACCTTGTGAGTTGTAAGCCTTCCATGATCTTCGTTTATTCTTGTTCATAGAAGATGTTTTAGGTCGTCTACCTAGACTGGTTTTTTTTGGTATTCTTTCGTGTGGTAGCTTTTCTAAATTTAGTTTTCTTTTTGCCATATCCTTGCTGTGCTTTTAACGTAACCTTTGTACCAAAAGTTTGAGAAAACATTTTTGTTATTTGATTACTCATTTGCTAAAGTTCTTTATCTCACTAGCTTTGATACCATAGATCGCAGCAACAACTGATACCCAAAGACCAACTAGCCACCAAGGCATAGCTTGTAGTTTTTCAAAGAATAGATCCATCTTTTGTTCTATTTCAGGATCGTCTGCAAACACAGAGTAAGCTAACATGAAGATGGGGGTAGACAAAACGATAAGTACGAACTCATCTTTCCAGTCTCCCTTCTGATGCTCAAATACTTTACCTTTATACTCTATCTCACCCCTCCTCATCTTCTCTGCATGGTGAAGTCTAGCTTCTGATAGAGCTTCTTTTGTTTTTTGCTTATCAGAGTACAGCTTGGCAGCTGTCTTAATTCCCATACCTAAAACATTAAACCACATTAGCCTAACCATGGTAAGTATTGAACCTTACCATCCTCTCTTCTAGCTTTAAGCCACTGGTTTCTATTGTTCTCACCAGCGTAACTACAATGAATCCATCCGCTTGTAGGTTCGCCTTCTTTATAAAATTCTAAAATTCCTTGATCCACATCTAAATTATTTTTAATCCATTTAGCTAATTCTAAATTATCTACACCAGGTATTTCAAAGTCTGCTGCGGCTGCACCATCATCTGCTACATGTTGGCTGTTTACACTGCTACCTATTTCTGTGCAAAGCTGCGCACAACGGAAACCACTAGATATAATTAAAGGTTTATCAAAGTGTGATCTGATGGGTTGTAATACATTAACAGCTAATGCTTTAATATTTTCAATCTGTTGAGGGTTAGGATTATTATTAATACCTTTACGTTCTGCAACTTGCGACTTGGTTAGCTCATCAAGGGTTATGTTAGCTGTAAGTTTCATCTGTTGTAATATATCTTAACCTTTAATTTTTTTTGCAGTTCTGTCAAGCCTCTATTTATCAATGATCCTGCCTTTCTAACATATTTATCTTTAGGTGTATAATCAGATTTTCTATAGTTTGCAGTCTTTACATCATAGGCTTGATATTCACCAGTGTTAATATCTAATACGACCATATCTATTGGACCAATACCCATGGCTGGTACAAAGACAATCTTATCAGGATCTTGTGCAAATTTGGCTTGTGCAATGAGTTCATTGTAGAGTCCGGTAGCAGCTGTTTTATTGCGTTTAGCCATTCCATTTAAAAAAGCCTACAATGGTCGCTATGAAACCACCAAGAATAACTAGAAAGGCAACTGCACCTTTACCTTTATTCATATCAGCTCTTAAATCTTTTATATCTTTACGCATTTCATCGATGGCTTTGAACAAAGTTTTCATACGTTCAGCACAAACTTTCTCATGATAAGATATTCTTACGCTGTTATTTTTTTCTGCGTACTCACTTATCTCTGCACTTGCAGACGATCTTTTTGATTTTCTTTTTGCAGCCATCTTTTAGTTCTTTCAAAAATATTTTTATTTCTTCTACTAACATCTTAAAAAATTTATCCATAAATTCTCCTATACCTGTTCCATAGATTTACATTTAAAATTAATGATAACTTGATTACCATTAACAAACTCGCTACCCATTTCATTATTGATTTTGATAGCTTGTAAGTACCCTGCATTAGCACATTCTAGCCAAGAATTGAATAGTAAAGTATATTGAATTTCACTTGTGCATTCTTGAGCTAAAGCAGAACAAATCTTTAATATTAATAAATACTTCATTCATTCTGCTTATCAGATATGAATTGGTATTGATATTGATATTAATGACTAGGGTTTTGTTGGAAAGGTAACAGCATCAACATCAGCAGCTGTTGCGTCATCAGCCACAGTACCAGGTAAATCTCTTAACTCTTGTCTGTAAGTTGTCATCGCATCAGTCATTGCTACATCAGATAAACCATAATGATCTGTTTCTTTAAGCAAAGAATTTCTTTTTGCTCTTAGATTAGCCATTGATCTATCTTTAGCACCAGCTTCCCAAGCCGCTTCTTCTGCGTCTCTTGCCGCTTCTTCTTCTGCTGTGAGTTGAACTCTCTCACCATTTACCATTTTATATCTTGGCATATTGTTCTCCTTGTGTTTGTGTTAGTATCATAATTATTTATAGAACTCCATACATATCTATTGTACCTGAATCTATATTTCCTGATGACATCTTAAAATCTATTGCATTAATAGCTGACGTAGTGTTTCCATATCCAGCACCATGAAATTGTTCACTAGCATTATTATAATTGTAGAAATTAAAATTACTTATAAAATGCTTTACAAACGTATCTGAACTCGGTTCAAAAAGGTGCAAAAAACCTGAAGTTGACTCATCAGAACCATTACCTAACTGACTTTCCAAAAAAGCATAATCAGTGCTTTGCGCTAAGTCATAAGCTGTTCTATATTCATTACCTGATAAACTATCATCTTCGAAATGCAATGACCTAAAAGTTGTCGTTGTTTTTGTAACATTATAATTACTGCCACCATCTACACTTAAATTAAATTTAAAATGAGAGTTATCAGTAGCTGGGTGAATATTATTAAAGAAAAATATATATTCTTTGTAAGTGCTATCTATACCTGAAGTAATACTTACACTTGATGATGAACTAGCAGTTGTTCTTGATATAAATTTTAAATTACCAAGTCCTGTTATGCTACCAAAAGCAGTTGCGTCTTTTACTCCTCTATTATTTAATTTAACTATGCTCATTATGATTTACTCAATCCATACATTTTGATTACACCACTATCTATGTTTCCACTAGACATTTTAAAATCAATCGCATTAATTGCACTTGTAGTATTAAAATAACCAGCACTATAATTATCATAAGAATAATCACCACTTGTGTATTGTTGATGTCTTGATATAAAATGTTTTACAAAAGTGGTGTTACTCGGTGAGAATAAATGTAAAATACCTGAACTACTTTCATCATTTTCAGTTCCATTTTCACCTGTTATAAGAGAATAACTTGTGCTTTGTGCTAAATCATAACCTGTTTGATAAGCAAGTGCTGTTGAATTACCAGCTTCATTGTGTGCTGAAATAAAATTAGTCGTTGTTGCAGTAACTCCATAACTACTTCCACCATCTGTGCTTACTTGAAAATGAAACTGACTATTTAAGGTTGCCGCATGAATATTAATAAATTTAAAAACATAAGTATCGTATGTGCTATCAATATTAGAAGTAAAAGAAGATGACGATACTCCTGATGATATTGTATTCGTAGTAATTAAATTCATATCACCACTTGCTATACTACCTAAGGCAGTTACACTTGAAATTGAATTATTATTATATTTAACTAACGCCATATAATTTTATAACTCCTGAATCTAGATTACCTGAACTCATCTTAAAACTAATTGCATCAATAGCAGATGTTGTGTTAAAGTATCCACCAACATAAGTATTTTGTGAATTAGCACTATCGTTTATTTGAGTTACAGAAAGAAAATGTTTTACAAATGTAGTGTCACTAGGGTTAAATAAATGTAAATAACCACTTACACATTCATCATTACCATTTCCAATTCCTCTTGATAAATTTTGGTAAGATGTACCTTGAGCTTGATCTGCACCAGTGACATAAATTAAAGTAGCACCTGAACCATCTTCTGCATTATATGCTCTAAAAAAAGATGATGTAATAGTTGTGTTATAATTTGAACCACTATCTGTACTACCTTGAAAATCTAAATATACATTATTTGAAGCTGGATGACAGTTTATGAATTTAAAAATATATTCTTTATATGTACTATCTATACCACTTGTAAAACTTAATGTTGCACTAGAACTAG